CGGTGCGTTCCAAGAGTTCGGCTGGCGACCAGGCAAGCGATTGACCAGAGCTTCATCGGCCGCCACAGCGACCGATCAACGCCCAAGAGTCCCCGCAAAAGACTTTCTACGGCGAGCAGCGAAAAGCGGTGCGGCTGGAGCGGTCAACCTATTCAACTCCATCGTTTCGAAACACATTCATAAAGTTATGTCGAAAAGGAAATAGCCTATGAGTGTGATCGAAAACATCGATGTCGTAATGGGCGCCCAGACTGCCCAACTGGATGCTGCCGTAGCCAAAGAGATCAAACAACTCCAAAAGCTAGAGACCGTTGCCTCTGGTTTCTCAAACTCAGCCAGTGCTCTTGGGTCCTTCGCCGCTGGATTCTTCACGCTAACCGCTGCGGCTTCCGGTGCAGCATTCGCCGTATCGAAAGTCTCGGAGGCATGGAAGCAACTCGACGAATCGGCAGACGTTGGCGCACGTCTTGGCATGTCGTTCGCGGACCTAAACACCACACGCGAATCTATCGGCCGATCGACTGGGATGGATGCGGGGTCCATCGATGCGACGATGCAAAAGATGAACCTAAACCTAGCCAACGCAGCGGCCGGCAGTAATGCAGAGCTCGCGAATCGGTTAGCAATGCTCGGTCTAGAAGCGGGGCAACTGATAAAGGCTGGACCGCTCCAGGCGATCAAAGAAATCTCCGCAGCCACAAAAGACCTGAGCCCATCTGACCAAATGATCGTCGCGTACGAAACGTTTGGGAAGCAAGGCGTCGCGATGGTGCAGGCGTTGCGCGATGGCCCCGAAGCGATCGCCGAAATGGAAGCGAAGTTGACCGCATCGGGTTCCAACCTTTCAGACGCACAGATCGCACAGATCGGAGCCGCTCAAGACGCCTGGGACGATGCGTTGATGTTAGTAACAGGGCTTTTCAGAACGGTCGCAGCGGAAAGCGCACCTCTCGTTGAATTGTTTTCAGAGTGGGCGCAAGGGACCGGAGAGAGCTTTAGTGGTTGGGGCGAGTCTCTCGAGTTTGTGGTTGATACTGCTGCGTACTTTTCTGGTGTGATGTATGACGCTTACGAAGTCATCAATCTTCAATACACGCTGCTATCCAAAATGGCGACGATGGATTTTTCTGGCGCTGGGGAGAGTCTGCGATCTGCGATGGACCTTTCGACAGGTGATCGCAATGTCATGGCACTAGCCGAGAAACGACAAGCAGCCGAAGAGAAAGCCGCTAAAGATGCAGCCGACAGGCGATCCAACGCCGGTATGGAGAGCGAGATCGAAGCCTATGAACGAGCACAAGCGGAAAAGAAACGACTAGAGGAAGAGGCCGCACGCGAAGAACAGGAAAAACAAAAACAGGCCGAAAAAGAAAGACAAGACCTTTTGAAGGAAGCCGAGTCAATACAGAAACGAATCGATTCTATGGGCACCCAACCAGGGAAAACCGGCGCAGTCTCAGCCCAAGAGGGATCAGTCGAAGCGTACAAACTCCTTCTCCAACGTGACAACGAGCAGAAGCAAATAGCCGAGGAAGCCAAGCAACAAACCATCCTCCAGCAACGAATGGCGGATCTTCTCGAGCAAGCGAACATGAAACCAACCGTACAATTGGCGAGGGCTCGATAGATGGCAACCGTACTCATTGGAGAGAAAGCCGAACGGAGCGGAACACTCACCGCGACCGATTCGGGGTTTAACTACGTCGTTCCTCGAACTTACCTAGTTCAGTCTGACATTAACGACGACGGCGAGCTCAATGTTCTTTTGACTTCCGGCCTGCCCATTATTGGATTGTCAGGGCTAGTCGCATTCCCCGAGGCGATTTGCCGAAGTCTGCGACCTAGACAGAATCCAAAGCAACCCAAGCTATGGGAAGTGCAAGCGGAGTTTTCGACCGCTCCACTCAACCAGTCGATCCCAGCCGGTGGAGGTGGGTCTCCTAACCCCGACCCAACAACATGGATACCAATCTATAAAGGCTCTATCGAATACTACGATGAGGTTATTCACGAAGACTTTTCAACACCAGTTCGGCAGTATGTAAACTCGGCTGGGTGTAAGTTTCCAGAACCGCTGGTCGTTAAGCGTCCAATCATCGTGTTTGACTTCTATCAGTATGAATCGGCATCAACCACAGACAAGACGATTGCAGAGAGAAACGATTGTATCAACAATATGACGGTAACTCGTGGCTCGGTAAACTACGACGAGTACACGCTAAAGTGTACGGTAACGGATTTCGAGCGAGGCTTCTACTACGGCTACGGGGCGGTTAAGGTGCATTATCGGGTAGCCTACAAACCAGCCAAGTGGCTCAATAAACCTCTAGATATGGGCTACGAATACAAGAACACCGCAGGAGAATTGCAATCTTCCCCGAAACTCGTGACGCTCAATTCAGATGGAACGATGAGGAGCCCATTCGGTACGATCAGCTCGAAAGAATTCAAACCACATAAACCAATCTCCTTTGCATTCCTAAGATAGTAAATCGCTCCGACGATCCATCTCATCCCAACCCGACGCGTAAGCGAGGGATAACCGACCAATGGCAGAACAAAACGAATCCGAAGAGATCGTCGGCTTCAACCGCCCCGACGCGATGAACTTGCTGGGATCTCTACCCAACGCCGGTAGTGAACTAGTCACACCGCAGCATCGCCCCCCGATGGAGAACGTCCTCGGACGCACAGGCGCGGGAGGCATCGCCGCCAACAGTGCCGGCCAAGTCACCCTGTACTATACCACGTCCACCAACTGGACGCTAGGCACTGAAGTATGGGACGTCTTCACCCGAGGCGCAGCGATCCCAGCCAACACCGATTGTCTAGTCGTCCCCGTCAACGGTCGTTGGTTAGCGTTGGGGATCTGCTAGATGGGATCACTCGGCGTTTGTTGTCGTGAAGCGTGCATTGAGCCACCAGAGATCCAAATCACCGGACTTACTTCCTCTTCGGCATGGACATTGCCTAACCCAACGTTCTGTTGTTGGCAGAAAACATTCTTCTACAACTCTTGGCCAATCTCGCCGACGAAATACACAAGCCCAACGATTTCTGATTTGGCTATAGAGTTCAAAGGGAGACGTACAATAGAGGCAACTGTTGGAACCGTCTCCGGCCCCGATTGTATAGATCAAGAAGACATAGATTTAGGATACATAGAACGCTGGAGAATCTACGAAGACGCTTACAGAAAGTACGCATACATCTCTCCGCTTTCTAATCAAGTAGTCGTTAAAGCACATCTGGTAACGATCATAGAATCCGGTTTGCCTGTGGTTTATTGGGCGTTTAGCATTCAAGAGGAATTCACATCGACGTATGGTTTTGATCGAAAATTTAGAAATTACGTTGATAACATCTTGGTTGCCATTGAATGCGCGACATGGCGAAACGGTCTTGCAAACGTCAATGACCCAACCTATCTATCAAGACCAACAAGCACTTGGGTGGAGCAGACTCCAATTGCTTCAGGTGCGGTAGACGGTTCGATTACTTTTGGTTTAGTTCGATTATCTACCCTAGAAGCGTTGCCACCTGGTGATTGGAACGAACAGGTGGTATCCACGACAGACGCCAATACTCCCGCGGTTTCTGGATGTTTAACAGGAGTTCAAGACCCGTTTTTGTTGGCGTATTCCATTTCACCAAGTCCAGCGTGCAGTCAAATAGAGGTTTCTACCGCGGCTTGCGGAGAGCAGATTATCACAACAGGAAACGTACTTTTCGATCCCAATTTTTTAACTGCGCAACTCATCGGAAGATACGATTTTGCAGATCCTGTGTTTGTAGATCATCTGCGTTTGAACGCTGGCTGCTGTATTGACACGGGCACTGTGTGTAATTTCAACCCTAGCACGTCAACTTTTAATTGGTCTGCTCGTGCTGAAGTAATAACATCGACATGCACTAGCACGTACTCCCCGGTGGATATGATAGTACATCCATCGTACACCGTTCGGTTTCGACTGCCATGATTGCTCGGGAGGTAGTCTACGTTCCCAGCGACCAGCCACGGACGCAAGAAACTAGACACATTCCAGGCGTTGCGTATCACACAGAGATAACGCAGCGACAACGCGACCATTGGGCGAAACTCCACACAACCCTAATGGATGCGGTCAGCTTTGAAGCGTGGGTAGCCGCTATCCCCGGTTGCGAAACATGCCGACGAGATTTTCGCGAGTTGATGAAATCTAATCCGCCCCGTTTCGACGATTGGTTCCGCTGGACTTGGGAGGTACACAACGAAGTCAATCGAAAAATTGGCAAGCCCGTACTAACCTGGTCCGAAGCCTGCCACCTTTGGAAAAATGTCTCTGATCCAGCCGAACAATGACAGGCTGGAAGCCTATCCCACCCGCGCGAACGCAGCCTCAACAATCGCATCTGCCTCACGGAATGCCGTTTCGCGATCAATCTCCCCGGCGTTGTATCGTTCTCTTATAACCTGACAACTCCGAATCACCTCACCGCACGTGACCATTATCTTTGGCCTAGTTGCCGAAATCCTCCGCTCCTCCATAGAGGCCTTCGCCTTCGCTTCTATCGCGTTCATTTTCTTTCTGGCCTGTCGAGCCACGGCGGCGACGTGCGACGCGAATACGGCTAACTGGAAGCCCTTTGGTTGTGGTATGTCGTCCTTATCTAGAAGGAACGCATCGATCACGTCCATGCATTCGTTCAAGGTAAACTCCTTTAATGGCTTCGACCATTCGCGAAGTGTCGCGCCGACGTCCGGCGAGTTCCGCCTCAACCAATCGTAAACCGCAGGCATTGCAATCTCGACCCGTTGCCAAAACTGTTCTAGTTCTTTGCCGTCCATCAATCAAAAACTCCTGTCAAGTCCGTTGGCGCCCGTTGCGTCCCACGCGTTCCACCCCCGGCAACCCCACCAAGGAAACTTTGTTTTTCGTTGTATCGTTTGTGATCCCCATTCGTGATGAGGTTCCTCGCCTGCCTTTCGATGCTGAACAGAACCGCCGCGATGCGTTCCTCGTCGCTGTCGAAGCATCGGCCCAAGTTCATAAGCTGCACCTCCTCGGCAGCCGGTGCGAGCGGTTTGTGAGTCTCTCGAAGATGTTTTTTCCACAGGTTCCAAACCTGTTTGAATTCGGGAGAGTGGGTTTTCGGTCGCGGTTCGGTCTCTGAATTTTCCAGTTGATCCAATTCTGAATTGTCTTGATCCTTATCCTTGTCTATATCCTTATCCTTATCCTTGTATGTGTCTTGGTCTCTTTCGATACTCTCTCTATACCCTTTGGATACCCTTTCGAATTTACTCTCTAAATCATTCTTTTTGATCGAACTGAAAACAGGATTGTGTGCTTTGCAGTCTTTAGACAATTCACCGTATTGGTATTCAATGAATTTGTGTAACCAAACCTTCCCATTGTGCAACACGGAGACGCGATCCTCGCAGGTCTTGTAGAACGCTTGCCAATCGACATTTGTTCCAATCTGGAAGTTCGCGAGCTCGTCGTCTAAATCGATCACTCCAGCATGGTCGCAGTTGTCTAGGAGATAGAGATACGCAAGTTTGAATTCGCACGTAAGAGACCGGAACCATTTGTCTTTCCACTTTTCCGTTTCTGTAAATCTCTTTGGCATGTTCGTAGATTCCTTTCCTGTTGTTTTCGTTGGGTTCTGACAGGCTGGAAGCCTATCCCACTTAGCCGCGATAGAGTTTTAGCGTCACCGGTCCGCTGCGGAGACAGGACGAAGTAGTTGCTCCCTGCCTCATTTCTAAACCTCTCGAATTCGAGAGGGCTCGGATATGTTATGCGAATGAACCGCCAGACTTTGCAGCCTTCCGCGTTTGAACTCTTGCGTCAAGTTTTGACGAAGAGTAATTAAAAAACTGGTCGAACATCCACCGAGGAACACCCAATTGTCGCAATGCTGCTGAACGGATCGCCTCCGATGCCTCAGCGTATGTTCCGTGATTGGTCATCGCTTGCTCTTGTGCGTTGAAAATGCTTGGCGGCTGATAGACGATCATCGCATAACAACGCGATGGACACGAAGCCCCATCAACGTTCTTTGGCACTTCCTTGGAATCACTCATAGTTCAAACCTTTCTTGTTGGGGCTCGGTCATCGCTACAGTTCACACGACCTCTCCAGTAGCGTGTTGTATCGCCTGCGCTGCCATGTGTCGCGTAGACGACATGGACGCCATCGACCCGCCAATGCAATCCTGATGCCGCAAGATTCGCCGCAAGGCTTCGAGCATTTCGGGGGCTGCCGAAATTAACTTGAGGTCTGCATCTGTCCATTCTTCTTTCGGGTCCACTTGGTAATTGTGTGCCGCTCTGAGATGACCACACGTTAACGACCGAACCGCCTCCCAGGGTCCAGGCGTGTGAACAACGGATTGATCCGAAGGCTTGGTCTCTTGGTTTGCCATCTTTACTCTCTCAATTTGGCGTAATTGTCATCCATCGATCTTCTCGTTTTCCAATCCATAAATCCGATCTCATTTCAACAAAGTATTGATCCGAAGTCCTCGATAACCTAATCGATGTACTCAAACTCTATCCGCGTTACTACTTGATCTCGCTCGCATTTCATATGCTGGCAAAACATAGAAACGAACTTGTGTCCGCTTTGATCTCCAAACCCTTCTTTTCTCGATTCCTCTAGACCGTATTGTCCATTGAGCTTTGACAAAGGTTCTTGTCGTACGTCAACGATGCGAATTTGTCCTAACCTTTCAATTTGCTCCCCTGGTTTCAATCCCATGCACTTCACGCACGCATTGAGTATCTGACCAGGCTTGAGATTCTTCCAGCCTAGACGACGGGTGACCGTCTTGGTCCGATTCCGAATCTGATCTGTTGTCAACGCAAAGGAGATGTTTCTTGGCATAAGCGTTTACTTCCTAGTTGATTGCATCCAAGTCGCGTAACCAGTCTTTTGACAGTGGATGCGTTACTGCCGCGACTGGATGAATCAAAGCGTTCACACGACCTTGCGCATGATCTCACGACACTCGTTGACCCACAAAGCCAACTCCGCATCGCCGATGCACTCTACGGCCGGATCGATGGTTGCAAAACGATTGACGACTCGCAGCATTTCTGGTGCGGCCGCAATCAATTTCGCGTTCGCGTCCCAGTCTTGGTTTGTTGTCGCGACATAGCAAATGCAATTGGCCACACACTTACCGTCTCGATCTGGAATTGAGTCCGTAATCACCGGCCTGCGAAAATCCACGCCGTACCCTTCGTAGCGTTTCCACGGTCCCGGCATGTGAACAATGGGATGCATCGAAGCCCCTGTCACGTCTTTCTCTAATTCCATGAAGTCTTTCCTTGTTCAAAATTTACTGGTTGGGGCTCGATGCTCCCAAGCGTTATCCAGACTTTTTACGTTCGTCCAATTGCCAGCAGACGCAACCAAAATCGGCAGTTGTTCGCATGGACTTCTTTCCAGAAAAATCTACCTTGCGCACCTTATTGTCACGCAAGCCTGTATGCCACACACAGACTGCTCTACCGTCGATCGTGCCCAGCACATCTGTCCACCAGTGGCATGTGCCACACCGCTGGACAACAGATTGCAAGAAAGCCTCATTCGTCTCGCTCATCATGTTTACCTATTTCCTTTACGGACTCGGATAATCCTATCGTTACTTCTTCGCCGCCTTGACCCGAATGCACGGGACGGTCTTTCCGTCGAGCGTTGTCTCGCTTCGGTATAGTTGCAACTTCTGACCAATCCAAGTTGACGTATCCGCCCCGAACAAATCCGCTATAGCTCGGGAGTTCGTTTTATTGAGCACCAACCCGCGATCAAACTCTTCAAGGTAGAGGACTCCTTTTCGCACTTGGTCCGCGCCGACTGTTTTGATCTCAACGGCCTTCATCGTGACCGTTTTAGATTCGCCCATTTCGTCCCCAATGTCCAACGCTTCCAAGTGTGGACTAGGGCAAAGATCTGTTACTCGCATTCTGTTCTCCGTTTAGGTGTGTTGTTGTGTTGTTGTGCGTGTGAATGGACCGCGGAGCGATCCACTACTTTAAGCGATCAGCGACTCGCCGCCGATCAATAGCTCGACAGGTTCCGAGCTGCTGCGTCGGAACTTCTCTGGCAATACCCACGCCTTCGGGCTCTCGTATCCCGGCCACTCGTTCGATTGTTGATGTTCTGCCAACTTGGCCAGCAACTCGTCTACTAAACGATCGCCGATCTCTAACGACTCTTCGCTCATCGGAGCAACTCGATTGCAATAAGGAGATTCAACCTCTACCGCAGCGATCCACGGCGTATGATCGCCACCGAAGATTGTGTCGAGACCACGTTTGTAGAATGACATTTGCCGGTGATAGTCGTAGTTGCCAATCGACCACTCGAAATCAAGAGCATCCGCACACGTTTTCAGATCAGCAAAAAGGCAATCCGATTTGTCGCTGAGGTAGTCGATCCGAGCTTTGCAACGGATTCCCGTCTCCGGCTCGTCCCAAACGATCGTCACCTCTGATTGACCTCCGCTAAACAACTCTCGGCACCGTTCGTTCTGCGACAGCGAGATCGCGACGCCGCACATCCGAGCGTAATCGTCTTCGCTAACTACTTGTTTGTGGTGGTTCAGGTCGAGGAAGTCTTTTTCCATCTTCTTTACGAAGTCGGTAGAACTCGAAAACGATCGCTCGCCGCTCTTCGTGCAGTTGCTCGGGTGCTTTGAGTAGTTCGGCATGAAACAATATCGCCGAGCAACCTCCAGCGGTTCTAGAACGCCGCAATGGACGAGCGAACCGATCGACATAGATTTCGTAGGTTCTTTGAATTTGCCAGTTTTGAAATGCAACGCACTACGTTTCAACAACGACAGCCTCGAATTGCTCACCGCGTTCAGTGCGAAGTAGTCTTCCGCCGGCAGGTCGTAGTAAACGCCTGGTTCTTTGTTAAGCACTTGCCAGATTCCTTTGCTGTTGTCGTTTCCGTTTCATTTCTTGTTTGATCGCGAACTCTCGCATTTCAATTTGTTCGCACGCGTAACATTTGTTCGGTTCTACGAACTGCACCGACAGAATGTTGCATTTCGGGCACCGTCTAGGAGGTTTCTTTCGCATCCAAATGCGAAACCTCGCTTCGTCGAGATCACACATCGTGAATCCCATTTTGAAGAGCTTCTCATCCGAATAGAATTTCTTTTCTATGAGATCGACAATTCTTCCGATCGCTTTGTAGTCCTTGCCCATTTGACCGCGTTCCTTTTCTTCCTGACTCGAATTGTTGCGACCGCTACCGCTTGCGTCCGCAAATGTTTTGCCCGCGCCGGTTCCATCTGCGAGAGATCGAGCGACACGTCCACATAGCCGAAATAGATCTGCACCCTAGCTAGCTGTAGCCTGCCCTGATGCATGAAGTCCAGATAAAACCATCTCCGCTTTTCCACCCGTTCCCAAATTTCTGTTCGCATACAGTTCTCTCCTCAACACCTTGACACCGGCAGGAGCAGAGATCGCCAAAGCAACCTTCTTGCCCTTTAGGTGGCTCACATGTACAACGATCTCCGACCCATCGGGCAAGAGCATGACAATCCCCTCGCTGACTTCTCGCCGTAGTACCAACATCCCCATGATCTCGAAACCTTCCCTGTAACGAGCGTTCGTAAAAAAGGGCTAGCCAGCACGCCCATACTGGCCAGCCCCGCTAGGCACGTCACACCACGCACCGCACCTAGTTTGTTTCTGAAGAGGATCGACGGACCGATCCACTACAATGTGTTTAATTCGTCTACTAACCCGAGCAAATGATCTGCCGCAGCAGACGCTAAAACATCCATCCCGCCGGTGCGAGCACGAAACCAGTCGTCCGCTAGTTGCTTGACTTTTTCCACTAACTGGGCATCCGAAGGCAAGTCGCCGCCGTCATATAACCAAACATCTACCGGGCATCGTTCAGTTGGCATCGTTATCTTCCAAATACAAACGAATAGCCCTCTTCGCAGTTGGGCTGCACGATTCCCACAACCGGATGAACTCCGAGACCTTGCACGGTGCAGGCTCAGGGGGATCGCATTCGGAAAACTCTTCCTCGGTCGAATCGATCGCAGTATTCGAAACAGTCGAAACGCGTTCTCGGACTGCTTTGGCACCCTGCGCGACGATCGCCGATTGTTCTTCCTTGTTCGGTACGTCCTTCACCAATTTGGCGGCTAATGAGACGGGTAACTCGCCAGAACTCACCGCCGATTGCACTTCTTCGCTACCGTTTTCGGTGACCGACTTGGCACGAGCCACCGTAGTACGACCGACGTTTAGTTGTTTCGCTGCGTCATCCATCGAGACCAAAGTACCAATTGGTATCTTGCTCTCGTTCAGACGGTCTCCACCGTGAAGGATGTTCGCCAACTTTGCCGCAACCATCGCCCTTTGACTCGATGTCAAATGCCTTCTGTGCAAGTTGTGGCTAATGACAAACTTCCACGGATCGCATTCGTCCGGTAGCTCCCAAAACGCCGGATCGACTCCGATCTCTTCGCAAGCCTTTAGCCTGTTCCGTCCGTCGATCACTTGATCGCACCAAACCACAATAGGCTCGCGCAATCCGTTTTCCTCGATGTCAGCTTTCAATCCTGCGAACTCTTCATCCGACATCATCGGAAAGAGTGTCGCGGCTGGGTGTATTTCGTATGTCATCTAGCAATCCTTTACACTTGGTTTGGTTTAGCTACCCGAGCACAAGCTACCGCAACGGGCATATCCGGCTATATCAACCCAGTTGTCCCGCTTCCTTTGGTGAACTTCGCGACTGAGTTTCAAACACACCATAAACAACGCCACTTCGCGAGGTTCGAATGTCACGCCTTTCAATGCGGACCACATCGCCGCAGTGCGTCGGAAGTCTTGGTCAGGTGGTCCGTATTGGGCGTTCCGGTCTCCACGAGTAATACGCGAAGCCTCTTCTAAAACGTCTTCGGTGTGTTGGTAGATGACCGCGAGCCCCATCCATTCAGCCAAAGCAAACTCAGCCCGAGCACCTTTCGACCGCTCCCAACCGCGAAGCATGTAGATTGCGTCGCATTCTTTTAGCGCTTCGACGTCTCGATCGATCGCATCGAGAAGGGAAAAGCCGATCGATTCTAGATCGGTATCCGCTGGTAATTTCGAGAAATCGAATCCCGCGTCTCGATCCAAGTCGGCAGGCGAGATCGGCGAGTAACCCAACGCCTCGACCTCTTTGCGTGCCTCGTCAAAGGCCGGGAAGTTGAAATGATCTATCCCACGCATGGGACCAGCGATATAGCAAAGTTTCGACACGGTTCAATCCTTTCGATGTAGTCGGTGAATCTCTAGTTTCAGTTCCATGGTCAACAGTCGTTGTTCTAGCCGAGCGTTCTTTTCCTTCTCCGACATCAGTTTCTGGAAAAGGCGTCTGTTTTCCTCTTGGAGTCTGATGCCAGTCTCGACAAGTTGTTCGTTGATTGCAGCCATTTACGATCCCTTTCGCGGGTTGAGGATTTCTGCGTGGATGGTCGTTTGTACTTCGAACGTGTCGATGGTCTCAGGTTCGGATTCGCAACGGCACTCGATCACCCAAATGCCAAGCCCACGGCAAAAGGATAGAGCGATCGCGTGCCTCTTCAGTGCCTCGAAGAAAGTCACGTTGCCGTAGCTTTCCCACGGTGCCCCTTCGATTCGTGCTTGTCTGTTCACTAGCTCACCGTCGCTTTCTGTGGTCGTTTGAAGAATCCAAGCCTTTCGAGTTTCTTCATCGCAAACGATGTTTGGCGTTCGATCTGTTTGCGAGTGATCGGAGCGTCTTTTCGTTTCGCGACCGGTAGTCCTCGTTCGCGTTGGATTGTGTCGTTGAATCGATGGACCGCTTCGACCGAAGTCATCACACGTCCACCGACTCGGGAACATTCGAGGCATACTCGACCGTTCGGAGTCGAGATCCCTTTTCGGTGCCATCGCCATGCCGTCGTGTAGTTCGGTCGTCGACCGGTCGCCAGCTCGATCGCCTCGAGCAATTCGAAGTGTTGTTCAGTGCTCACGATGCGTCCCTCTTTAGTAGCCTTGCGAAAGCAAAGCGCGTTTTCATTTTTCGAATCTCCTGTTCCCCAAGAATCCAGCCGCGGGCAATTGCCTCTTGCTCGGCTGCGGCTGATTGGTCGGGAGGCATCGAGCCCAAGTAGTTTACGAACGACTGATAACAACGAGCACAACAACCACGCGTACCGATCGAGCGACCGTTTACGATGGTGGGAGCGTTGCAATCGATGAGATCGTCGGTGTTCGACTTGGGGTCTCTGTGTTTCATCGTGCAGAGTCCCGCCGCGACGCGTTCCTCGGCTCGTTTCTGTTCAGAGCGACTTCGTGTTCGACGCGAAAGAATCACAACCAAACCCTCTCGGGAATTCATGGGGGAATTAGATTCATGTAAGGAAAAACGCATCCATGCGAAAAGCTTCGTGCGTTCCTTCCGTGTCCATCCACCGGACGAGTAAGAATTTAGCCTCGGGATAGCTCTATTGCAATCCTATACAATGCGTATCGATACGAATTCCGTCTGTTATTGATCTAAAACAAAGTCGTAAGTCTTTATTGGAATTAAACTTATGTACATCAAAAAAATCTTTGCTAATCTTTTGGAATGGGAAACGAAAGCAATCCACAACGAGTTGATCTCAACTCCGTAAAGGCGTTAGCCGCAGTCGTTCGCGACGCATTGGCTGTAATGGACAAGACGATAGACACCGCAGAAAAGCTAGGTATTAAAGACTTTTCCGTGCGACAGGTGCCTAAAGGAAGAAAGGCTGTTCAAGGTCTTTTGGAATTCAGCACTTTGTTGAGTGTTTCGGTAGTCGGATCACTGCTACCGAAACCAATAGAATCTGCTGACTATGGGCCGATGGCCGCTCCCGAAACTAAGCCACCCTACGAACAAGCAACGGGCAATAAGCCTCGGAAGAAACCGGAGTCATGATCCATGTCTCGCCGGGATTCAGCTCTACTTCCTGCGCGATGTTTCGGCATTTCTTCGCCCTCTTTTTCGCAGCAACTAGACGAATGGTGTTGTCTCGAAGGATCCATAGATCGTAGCGTGGTTTTCCTGTTTTCATTGGTTTTCCTGCGTGAGAAAAATCGCAACGGCTCATCCCTTCCGCCTGGTTGCGTGATTGATAAAACATTTCCTTTGTGTGTTGGTAGTTTCGCTCGGTTCCGTGACACGTTAGGTCTGTGAGAATTAAACAAATGTTTCTGAATACGTTGATTGTTCTGGTGTTGACCATTGAAGTGCCTCAAGCGTCGATTGATACCTTCTATGAGGCGGGTTTAGCGGCTGCGGAAAAAGCAAAAGACAACGCGAAAAACGAGATCAAGAAAGAGCAAGAGAAGATCACCGCGCTGGGTCGCGTCTTTGCTGATCCATCGACGGAGAAAATAGAATACATCACTGATCCAAAGGGGAAGCCTGCTGTTAAAGCACCCAACCGAGGCATTGCGGAAAAAGAGAAAACGAGCATCCGGAAACGAATCAAGGAACTCGAAGCAAAGATTGAAGCGATGCCGAATTGGTCGTCACTGGTTGAAAAGCCGATTGTTGATACTCAACGCGGCGATCTTGGGTACTTTCATCTACGGCAAGGTGATGTTGGCAGTTTAGGATCAAACATTCCTACCGGTGCCGTTGCTGGTTCTAGGGCGGCTTACCAACTGATGCTGGACATTGAACGGCAGAACATGCGAGTTGCCTTTCGACCAGTTATCAACGATTGGGTTTTGCACATCGATGGCAACGGCCAAGATATGGCTAGCGACAAGCTCGCTATAATCACAGGCAAAGCCCAAGGGCATATCAACATTCGAATCCTTCCAGAAGAGGAAGCAGCGAAGATTCTAAAGCAATGCGAAGAGAAAGCGGCAAAGCTCAACGCATCCAAGAAACAATAGAAACAACACGTTGAGCCCGAGTGAAACCGCCGTAATCTTCCAAAAGTGTTCGTGGTTCATCCTAGCCTTTTTGCTGTGTTGATCGCCAATTCTCGGCTTGCTTCGGCGTAGATCTGCGTCGTGGTTATCTGCGAGTGGCCAAGGATCGCACTTGCTGCCTCCAATCCGATGACTCGCCGCACGTTCGTGGCTGCTGCGTGTCGTAGTTGGTTGGGTGACCAGCGGGGGATGTTGTTCTCCTCGCAGACGCGAGCGATAGCACGTCCATAGCTGTGGGTGTTGTAGTGGTCGCTGATTTGTCTCGAGGTCTTGGGTGTGTGATTGCTTTTTCCGATTCCATTCCCGCAACTCTTAGGAACGATTCGCGGTCGCCTTTGGTGGAAAGCCTCGATAGGCGAAAAGCAATAGGCGCACGGGTCGCGATCCAAATAGGGCGTCAGGATCGCTTGGGCTTTCGGCCCGATGTAGAGAATGCGTTCGGTGCCTCGCCATGCGGTTTTGTGTGCATCGAGCTTGATCTCCCAAACGTCTCCGACCGATCGATCGACCATGCAAGGCTGAATGTCACACACTTCACCAGGGCGACATCCGACGAGCGATTGGAAGCGGATCATATCGGCTAGCACTGGTGGAAGTCGTTCGATTGTCTGTTGGACGGTGGCTGGGTCGACTGGCTTGATCTTCTCAGGCTCGCGAGCTGTGGTTCGTCCGCGTTTGAGTGGTGCGAGATCGGCTAAGGCTTGGTGAATCGATGGGGGCAACATGCCTTCGCCAGACGCCCATCTGAACATGCGGCGTATACACTTCACGATGGTGTTGACATAGGTCCGCGTCGGAATGTTTTCGCGTTTGCGTTCGTCGAAGTATTTGCCATCGACTATGGATTGACGAACGGCCTTTAGATGATGCGGCGCGAAGTCTTTGGCTAGTGTGTCTCCGTACAGCTCGACGAGTGGGCGTATGGCTACCTTGATGCGGTTCGATTCTTTGTCTTGGTAGTAGCCAAGGCAGTGCTCGAAGTAGGTTGTACACAAAGCGGCAACGGTGATGCTATCGACTGGCAACCGAAACACGTCTTTGTGTCCGCATGCAAGATACTCACCAACGAGGCGTCGGTATTCGGCTTCAGATTCATCGCTTCCCCATTTTCCTAGGTAGTGATGTTTGCGATTGATGACTACGAACGCTTGGCCGGTTTTGTGTCGTCTGAGAGAAGGGGTTCGCATGGGTCGAGACCTCGAAAAAGGGTAAACTACCTATTTTCCAAAATCTCGGGGCTAACCCGGTATCGTGACTTTATCAACGATTTTATTGGTATTTAACAGTAGCGATGATTGGACTCGAACCAACGACCCACGGCTTATGAAACAAGCCACGGTGCATTGTCGATTGTGTTTCGCCCTGTAAATTCGTTGGTGAAGTCACGTTTTTGGTCAAAGGTTTGTAAGTTGCACAGTATTGCAAATCCCTGGGAAATCGCAACCTAGTCAAGACGAAAAAGGTCAATTACCCTCCAGGTAATCAAACATGGAGGTGTTATGGCTAATGCTCTTTTGCTATTGGTCTTGGTTGGGATCGGATCGCCCTTCTCGCAGCCTGTTTGCGAGTCTGTGGATCTCATCGAACTAAACCACAAATACGATCCCAAAGGACAGCATACGTTCTCACAGGTGATCTTCTACGAGCGATTGCCTCACAATGGACTGTACCGCGTGCGTGATTGGGTGTTGGTCGACGATCGCGAATCTATTTGTGCGATTCCAGTAAATCGAAACGGCCTATACCACTCTTCCTTCATTAAGGAAGGCGTCTTCTACCGGATACGCTCGCCGTTATTCCGAGAGTCTTGGACACACTACGACCCAGAGATCGAGGACGGTCGTATCTATCCAAAGCACACTAGGCGACTACTACGGAGGCGTGAGCATGTACCGACGAGCGAAGGCAAAGAGTAGCTATCGACGCAAGCCAGGCGAGATGAACAAGACAGAGCTGGCATACTCCGAACACCTTGACGACTTAGTGGCACGCGGTGAGATCCTCGGTTATCTGTTCGAACCGATCAAGCTAAGGCTAGCACCACTAACCTATCTGACTCCTGACTTCCTAGTCGTATCGCTCGACGGAACGCTCGATTTTCACGAGGTCAAAGCGTGCATGTCTGATGGTCGTTTTCTTTGCGAGGATGATGCGAAGGTAAAGATCAAAGTCGCTGCGGAAATGTACCCCATGTTCGGCTTTGTGTTGTGCGGCAAGCTGTCGAAGAAGACTGGCGGAGGGTGGAGGTTCGAGCAGGTCGGCACGACCCCAAGCCTACCACCCCACGACCGGGGGGCGTCGGATTCTGCCATAGTGGCAGGTGCGTAGACCGCTTGCAGCACGTGCGCATTTTTGGCGCTGTTTTCGACCCCACGTCCTTCGGGCTGGGAAAGTTTTACACTCGCAACACGGGTGATAGGATTCGTCATGGTCGAGCGAAAAGCTAAGAAACGAGGCTCAAAGCCTGGTCAAAAGCAACTAACTTGCGCTCAGCGAGTCCAGATCATTATCGAAAGAGCGAACGGCCAAAGCTGTATCAACCTCGGGAAGAAGTACCAAGTGACACGCCAACAAATTTGGAACATCTGCAAGGCTGCTGCAAGTTTGTGTCTATTGCTGTTCGTCGCTGGATGCGAGGAGCAACAATATCGACTACTCCAAAAGCCGAAGCCAGAATCGCCACCGATCAACCCACCGTTACAGGTTCGTCAAACCAATTGGTTAGGCGGTCCCGCAGGTCGCGAGGGTTCATGCGCTCACGCGTCTCTCGTTTCGATGCTTCATTGGCAAAATCAGTTCAAACTAGCCTCCATATGGAAGCAAAAGTATGGTGGCGGCGAGTACGCTTCGCGCATTCGACAGCGACTTGATAGCGAAAACGTGCCCTACGCGTTCACTGAAAACGCCAATCTAGCCCTACTCGACTACGCTCACAGCACAAGACGCGGTGCCATCTTGTGGTGGAAGCCCTCGCATTGCTGCACTTTCCTTGGTTGGGTGCAAGGTTCGGACGGAAAAACATACGCAGCGATCCTCGACAATAACAGCGTTTCCAAGTTCGAGTACACAGAGAAGTCCCAGTTCCATCGATTGTGGGCGTCTTACGGTGGTTTCGCGCTGACTGTGTTGGGTGATCCACCTTCACCACCGATCTATCAAGCCTACGAATCAATAACCCTTCCGAGTCTCTAACCATGTCGACCCAAACCACAAAAGTAACGCTTGCCCTTGCGAGTATCGTTGCACTTTGTTTCTTTCACGCGCTAAGCGTAGCGACCGTGAACCGCGTTATTGTTCCGTCAATCGAAGAAGCCTTCGGAATCGAGCCCGAGCGACAACCGCAGGCAGGCGGCCTCAACTTCGACAACGCACGGAACGCGATAGGGGTCACCAACACACTACCCGTCAACTCCTCCGCACTCAACGAGCCCAAGCGACAAACCGGACCGGTGCCATACTGCCCGCCATGTGACGCAAACCCGCCGACACAACAACCCCGCGCACCGATCCCACCTCCTGCCGCAGCACCCACCAGCGGCAAGTACAACGTAAGTGTTTTCGTTCTCCATAACGACCCAGCATCGAAGACCGTCCTAAGTTGGTTCGACGATCCATCGCTGACCAAGTTCAAAACCTCCACGAATTACCACGTTTACACCCGCGACAACCCGCTTTACCTGGGAAGATTCGCTTCAACCGTACCCGTCTCCAGCTTTCCCGCAGTGCTATACACCGACCCAAGCGGCGGCTACATCTACAGCTTCGACAAATCGAGCGTCCCAAGCAGCCTCGCTTCGATGAAAACCGACATACAATCAGCCTACAACACCCATAAACAAGTCGCTGCACAGGTGCAAAACACCGTCGAAAGTGCCACAAACGCCGATTGTCCAGACGGTTTTTGCCCACCACAGAGCACTCCCGGTGGGTTTTTAGATCGCTTTCGACCTAAACCAGACACGAATCCCATCGAAGGGATACTCCGAACCATCACACGACCAGGCGAGACGCTTCTCCAATACGCGTTTATCGGACTTCTCGTGTTCGTAATCGTCCTATTGTTGAAACGCAGAGGTGCCTAAGTGCTCACGACCGTAATCATTGCCGCAATCATCGGCCTAGTTGCTTTCATGTTGATCCCGTCCAAGAAATCGAACGGAGTATCGCAATCGTCGCCGATCGAATCGCAGGTCGCCGCGATGTTCTCCTCGCCGTCGAGTAACACAGTCGACCTCAACGAAAAACTGTCGATGGTCGATTCGCTAGTCCGCGAAAAGCACCTAGCAAAACGCAAACGCGAAGCCCTAGAAGAATTCAAATCACTCCTCGAAGATGATTAAGCGAGCGAAACGACTCGGCAGCACGGCACCGCAGCGAGGCAACTCCACACAGCGAGGCTATGACCGCCGATGGAGGAACGCACGCCGCGATTTTCTCCGAGCTCATCCGCAATGTGCGGAGTGCATCAAGGAAGAACGATACATCGCCGCGACGGTAGTCGACCACATCACACCGCACCGGGGCAATCAGTTGTTATTCTGGGACGTTAGCAACTGGCAACCACTTTGCAAACCATGCCACGACCTAAAGACACTCAGCGGCAGATAAAGACCTCGAAGAAGTCCGTACCCATCAGCGAAGTTCCCTCGCCAGACGACTACGGACTCTGCGAACACGGAAAAAAATACTGGGAAACCCACGCACCGCAGCTTGTCGAAGCGAACATCCTCACACCATTACACGTCGAAACATTCGCAGACCTTTGCCGATGCTACGGCGAGTACCGCAGACTTAGCGATTGGATCGCAGAAGACCCCAATCGAGCTATGTTCATCACCGATAAAGGCTACGCGATGGAGTCACCACAGCTCCGCATGAGAGACCGAGCGTTCGCAAACGTTCAAAAGCTCTGGCCCAAGTTCGGATTACACCCATTGTCACTAGCTCAAATGCGAAAACATGGCGGCATCTCCACGAGAAAAGCGTCGACGATCGCCGATTTCGCGCGGGGGAAATACCAATCGAGCACCGATAACGGTCACGATTCGGAATAAACGATACAGAATAGAGTTCGCCCAACTCGAGGATTGTCGCGGTTCCTGCGATCCACTCACCCAAACAGCCAAAACGATCTGGATAGATTCGCGGCTAACAGGTGAGGAACTCGTAGAGGTCGCAATTCACGAAGCGATACACGCGGCATGCTGGGATCTCGACGAGACCGCAGTCATGGAATCGGCCCGCGACATCGCACGAATGTTGACACGGTTGGGACTACTCAAAAATGAAGATTGAACACCTCGGGACGAATAGCTCCGTTATTCGATTCCCAGACGTTCGTAGCAAGTGGCAACAGTGGGTACTACTCCGCAGCGACGTACACCACGACAACCCACATTGCAATTGGAAACTCGAGAAGAAACACCTCGACCAAGCGAAAGAACGCGACGCGGTAATCATCGACAACGGCGATCTATTCTGCGCGATGCAGGGCAAGTGGGACAAACGATCCTCAAAGGATTCGATACGACCTGAACACCAAAGCGGCAACTACCTCGATCGATTAGTCGAGACGGCAGCCGAGTTCTACAGACCCTACGCGAAACAATTCGTGATCCTAGGACGAGGCAACCACGAAACAGCCATCCGAGGGCGACACGAAACAGACCTAACCGATAGGCTTGCCATCGAACTACGTCGCAGTGGTTCAGAATGCCTCGCCGGTGGCTATGGTGGATTCGTCCGGTTCATGTTCACCATCAACAAAACGAAACGCACGAGCCGAGTCCTATACCACTATCACGGTTCAGGTGGTGGTGGACCCGTCACACGCGGCACCATCCAGACCAATCGGATAGCGGTCTACACACCCGACGCCGATATTGTCCTCACAGGTCACACCCACGACTCGTGGATGCTGCCAATCCGCCGCCAACGCATCAACGACGCAGGCAACATCTACCACGACGAACAGTACCACGTCAGATGCGCAGGCTACAAAGACGCATGGGGCGACGGTTCGAGCGGTTGGGAAGTAGAGCGAATGCTCGGCCCAAAACCACAAGACGCGGCATGGATTCGCTTCTACTTTGAGAGCGACGCCATACACACAGAGATACTGCGAGCCACTTAAATGGCCAAGCCCAACAGCACGAGACTAATCGAGCTGCGAGCAAAAGCCAGACGCGAGGGATGGGAACGATACATTCGCCAGGGATCAGGCGAGGAAGCAGACGAGCGAGCAATGCTCAACGGCTGTTGGTTCGAACCTCACCGCGCGGACCACTGGCTAGAATTCGCTGACCGATTCGGAACACTCACCGAAGGACCGTGGGCAGGCAAGCCATTTCGGTTACTCCCTTGGCAAGTGGCCGACACTTCGAGGCTATTTGGTTGGGTGCGACACTCGAAAGAGTGGGGCTATCCTGTTCGACGGTTCCGAATGTGGTACGAGGAAGTACCCAAAAAGAACGGCAAGACGCCGCTTCTTTCGCTCCTGGGCAACTACTTGTTATTCGGTGACTCGGTTGGGCCGGACGGAAAGCCGCGACAGATCAACCTATACCTCGCCGCAACGACCCGCAAGCAAGCGGAACGGTGCCTAACGCACGCAATCCGACAGATCAGAAACAATGAAGAACTAGACAAACTAGCCAAGATTCGAAAACTCGAGGGGTTTCATCAGGTCCAATACCTCGACAACGAATGGCACGTAGTCGCAGCCGATCCCGAATCCGCCGATGGTGTGAATGGTCATTGCCTCGCTGACGAGTTCCATCGCTGGAAAGGCTTCGAGTTCTACAACGCACTCAAATGGATGTTGGCCTCGCAACCCGAGGGAGTCTTCGCAGCGATCACCACCGCAGGCGAAGAAGGCGAGAACGTTTGCAAGTACACACACGACCACGCGCTCGCAGTCAATGCCGGCAGAACGATCGACGAAACATTCGTAGGCACCATCTACGGACCAGACCGAGACGACGACCCGCACGACGATGCGACCTGGCACAAATGCAACCCATCACTCGGTAGCGATCCATCAAGCCCGATTAAACTATCCACGTTCCGACAAGACTACGAAGCAGCCAAAGCAGACCCGACACAATGGCCGAGCTTCATGCGACTTCGGCTAGGTTACTGGATAGCCTCGACCAACAGTTGGATTGATACGGCCGCACCGCACGGGATCAGCGATTGGGACGCAGGGCCGACCGAACGAGCCAATGCAAAAGAACGAATCGATTGCTACGAGAACTTCGACGAAGAACAACTCGCGAACATCGCAACGAACGCCAAAAACATTACCCTCGCATTTGACCTTGCTTCGGTGCGCGATACCGTCGCAGCATCGTTGACGATCGAAGACGAACAATCGATCTGTTGGAATAGGACTTGGTTTTGGTTACCAGAGGCCGAAGCGATCCGACAGCAAAAACGGATCAGCTATCGACGATGGGCCGAGGATGGATGGATCACACTCCAACCCGGCGATGTGATCGACTATCGAAAACTGCTAAACGATCTAGTGATGATCTGCACACGGTTCAACGTGCCGCGGTTCTACTACGATCCGCAGTTCCAGGCCGAATGGCTAACGCAGGAACTAGAGCTCGCAACCGGAGCCGAGCGCGTTCAGTTCCCGCAAACGATTATGCACTATGGCCCAGTCGTCAAAGACTGCGAGAGACGGATCATATCGCACACGATACGGCACAACGGAAACCCTGTCCTAACCTGGCAGATGATAAACGCAGTCGCTCGCACCAACGCGAACGGCGACAAGCGTTTGGTTAAACAAAACAAAGGCGAATTCAAGAAAGTCGACGGCGCACAAGCACTCGTGATGAGTCTCCACGATTCGCTAGCAGCACAGAACGACGATTCAAGCTACTACGACAACAACGATTTCGAAGTGATCTAAACATGCTTCCATCCTGGTTAGCCACCCTACTTTCAATATTCACTTCCTCCGCGCTCAAAGTCATGTTCGACATCATCACCACTCGCAAGGCTGCACTACTGTTTGGGGTCGCTTGCCTCGTCGTCGGTGCATTGGGTGGATGGGAAACGCTCATTCTAATCGGAGCGGGGGCAATTGTTTGGGTGACTTACGCAGAATCCCGAGACGATAAACAGGGCAAATAGTGGCGAAGAAATTTTCAAATCTCTGGGGATTGATCGCGAATAGATCGATCAACGATCCCACAAAACCTCTGACCGTCGCGGATGTCCTTGACTACGTAGGGGATAGCTTCTCCACCGACACAGGCCAAACGGTCAACGCTGGGAAGGTGATCGGCTACGCGCCACTTTTCCAAGCGGTCTCGATGATCTCGGGCGATTGTGCCAAGCTACCTCTGAACGTCTACCGAAAGACCGACCGAGGACGCAGCGTCGAGACATCGCACCCAGTCCAACGCGTCATCCACCGTAGTGCGATGACGAATATCGAAATCAACGGGTACAAATTTTGGCGTCGATACTTTACCAGCGCCCTACTTTGGGGAAATGCTTGGGCATACATCGACCGTAACAACCGAGGGGAGGTGATCGGACTCTACCAACTATTACCAGACCGAACATGGATGAAGCGCGTGAACGGGAAGTTGGTTTGCGAGACAGAAACCACGGCGGGAGTGTTCACGATGAACGCTTCCGAGGTGTTGCATATCGAAGGGCTCTCTATCGATAACCTCGAGGGAGCCAACATGATTCAGGCATTTCGCAACGACTTTGCAACCGCGCTCGCGGCAAAACAATTCCAAGCGAAATTCTTTCAATCAAACATGAGCGCGGGTGGTATTCTTCAAGCTCCACCCGAGCTCGCCAAGAACCGGCCTGAAGTTTTACGCAAAGCCGAAGAGGCTATAAATACGAAGTTCTCAGGTTCCGCCAACGCATTCAAAACGATCGTGCTCCGCGACGGGTTCAAATGGATCGCAACCCAGATCGATCCGCAGAAAGCCCAATTCACCGAGACAGTCGAAGAGGCCGCGCGGAACGTTGCACGAATGTACAACCTCAGCCCATCACGCCTGGGGCTCAAGGATTCGCAATCGTACAACTCCGAAGAGATGGCGCGCCGCGACTACTACGACGGAGCCCTCTCGCACTGGTTGATAGCCAATCAATGCGAATGCACAACAAAACTCCTAAGCCCAGCCGAACGCGACGCCGGGCTCTATATCGAAAACAATATCAACGCACTCCTATGGGCCGACGCGAAAACCCGATCTGACATCGCCATAGCAGGCATCAACGCAGGCCGTTTTAGTCCGAACGAAACCCGAGGTTGGGAGAACCTAGACGCCTACGAAGGCGGCGACGAATTCTACACCCCGCTCAACATGCAAACCGTAAGTGGGATAGGCTTCCAGCCTGTCGAAGAGGATGAGTCTGAAGCATCAGAACAAGAAGACCCAGCCGACGAAGAACCACAACGAAGCACCAATCACCAATCACCAACCACCAAACAAGCATACCGCACACTCCTAACCGAAGCATTCGAGCGAGCCATGAACCGCGCTTGCATAAAAGCCGACCGCAACAAACCGATCGCAGACGACCGCGACGGCATCATTGCCATCGTCGACGGCACATTGAATAGCGTCGGGATTCTCCTCGGAAAAGACACCACCAGCACCGCGTCCAGTTGGTTTGACTCGCTCATCGGCATTGACGCATCAAGCCTCCGCGCCACTGCCGAAGCGAGCAGCCAACAGATAATCGATACACTTCTATCGGATACCGAGTAGTCATGACACGCCCAATCCATCGCCGCTTCGCCACGCTCCACGCATCGAACGCCACAAGCCGATTAATAGTACAGCAACGCAACGCCACCAACACCAGCCGCGTCATCCGTGGCTATGGTGCTGTGTACTACGACCAACGCGAAAAGGGTTCCGAGTATTGGCTCTGGGACGATATCGTCGAACGCATCAAACCCGGTGCATTCGATCGAATCCTCGCCGAGAATCAAGACGTCCGAGCCCTCTTTAACCACGACCCAAACCAAGTGCTAGGGCGAACCGTCTCAGGTACGCTTCGACTCTCCTCGGATGCGGTCGGGCTTTACTACGAGGCCGACGAATCCCCGAACGATCCGACATGGTTAAGCGTCGCAGAAAAGATCAATCGAGGCGATGTCTCAGGCAGTTCGTTCGGATTCATTCCGTCCATCACGCAATGGGAATCTGTCAAGGAAGAGAACCGATCCTACGAAGTTCGATGGATAGTCGAGATGAGTATGGTTTTCGACGTTGGCCCGGTCACCTACCCAGCCTACGAGAGTGCCTCCTCATCCCGATCCATCAGCCCCGACGAACGCACGCAGCTCCTAACAGAACGCAACGCATTCTATCGCAACCGCGATTCCTCTTCCGTCGAGGTGCGATTGAAAACACTGAAAACTAACGGGGTGCATGTTGCGTAGTATCTTCGTTTCTGACACGGATGGCTTATTGTCTTTCGCGCGTAATCAAACTCTGACCGCACCGCAGAAGACGCAAGCAAAACACAATATAGGCATACCGGAAACTTCCTTATCGGGCTTCACTTGGATTGTCGGCCCATCGTCCGGTCTGGTTATGCAAGTGACCGGAAATCGAAACATTATTCTGCACGGAGGAGAAGGCCAAGTATCTATCAGGGGTGGGGCGGGAGGGTGGATTACTGGACTTCAGTTTCGAGGGAATAACGAAACAGTTCTAGGTTGGTTTGGAGCTACTGGGAATGCTTCTGACCTAAACAGCTTGTTTGTCGGAAAATCTTGGGACGATTCAATAGTCGATTACTATATCACCCATGCGACTCTGCCCGGCAACTCTACCGTTCACAATGGGCCAGTTTATTTCGACGATGACAAATCGGCGTCTTCTGGGATTCCGATAACGCTAAAAGCGTTTGGGGCAGTCGGTGACGGGACTACGGATGACACAGCAGCGGTGGTGGCATTCTTTGCCGAGGCAGCTTCTACAGGTCGGTCTTGGTATGTAAACCCAGGAACTTACCTAGTAAACCATAACGCTGCGATTACTATCAAGACAAGTGGCTCATGCGACGGACTGTTTAAGATACCAAAAGCAAACACTACTTGCTGGTTCGAAGTAGCACGGGACGCAGCAGGATCGACACTATCGACATCTGGCTGGGGAGCTTTGACTAGAGGCAATACGACTGTCGGAGCCACAAACGCGGCAGGGAAATACCTTTTTGTTATTTCAACAGAAATCGTATCCAACCGCAATGGATATGTAACACCTTACTATAAGCAAGAATTTATTCGGTGCGACCAAAGCGGAAACATGACTTCAGCTCCGGTCAACACCTACGTTAGCTACGGAACTGTAACCGTAACGGCCCATACTCCTTCAGTACCGATTCAGATTGACCGTTTTAGAGTTTTGCGATCAGGAGCGGGTCCTGTAGGTGCAAGAGGAAGTATTGTTGTCTTTCGTGACAACGTAACGATGAATCAAGCGGAAGTTCGAAACGAAACGCCATCGACTCCGTTAGACTTTGCAATTGAAGTCGGTTATTGTGCGGACGTGACGTTTAATCGTCCTGTTGTGTATGGATGCCAAAGTGCCGGTCTAGGTTACGGAATTATAGCTACGGCAACAATAGGGTTGACGATCAACGATGCCACGATGGTATCTTGCCGAAGAGGGATGTCGGGTGCTTATAATGTTGACTTAACTATACACAGTGGAAACTGGCAAGATGGCATAGACGATCACTGGGGCAACCGAATGACTATCAATGATGCAAATATCTATTGCATCTCAAATGGTAGTGCTGTTTCGTATGCTGGATACGATATTTCCATTAACAACGTCGCCACGTTCGGAGGCAGAAACTTACTAGGAATCCGTATTGATACTCCGTCTCTAGGTGGAGTCGTGTCGATAAAAAATTCCAAGGTGCAATCAGCAGATGCCAGCACAAGCTACTATCTGTTTGGATTCACTTCGGACAATGGAACAGGAGCAATTTCGCCAGCCTTCACCGTCAAGCCTTTCTTGCCGGATGTGGTGGTCATCGAAGACGCTCAACTCAACGTTGCTGTGGCATACGCAACGATAGCTAGACTAGGCACGTTGGCAGCGCCGCATACAAACTGGGGATCGGTTGTGGTGCGAGGGAATATCATCTCTAACGTGATGGTGTTTGGCATCTTGGCGGACAAGAACTCGACCTACCAAGAAGATAGAACAGCTACATTGCAAGTAGACGAGTTAGATTGCTTAGCGGGTTCTGCGATCTACGTGAATGCCGCCGATGCTACAGCGACGCGAGGGTATAAATGCCGAGTGAATAGAATCACGGGTGATGTGCGGTACTGCGGATTCGGAGTAAGTCAGATGGAAATCGCCAATAGCCGAATTGCAAACATGACTCAAGATGCTGCGAACGCTTGGGGAAACACACTAACAACCGTGAGCGATTCAATCTTCACAGGCGGAGCAATTGGAGCTAACTTCCGTAACCTGGCGTTTTTCAATTGCACTTTCAATGGCACTATAACGCAGTTTCCTTACGATGGCGTCACGAACTATGCAACGCTAATCGGCAACACTAGAACCGTAGCACAGGCCAACATGCCAACGGACATTCGGACCAACATTGTTTCACCATATTTGTAACCGATGCCAACAGTAACCTATACAAACAGCATACCCGGAACGATCATCGATTGTTTCCCGCTATCCGCTGCGCTCGTCGACTGGGCGACGCTCAAGGTCCGTCTAACCGAAGGGACCGGCGCGAACGTTGGTAGGTGGACCGGCAATCTAGGATACGGTAACTGGGCAGTGTTCGAGGGCGGATCGACTCCAGCGAACTTTGCCGCAAGTGTTGGGACGTTCTACGTCGAAAACCCTGGCGTGAGTCTCGCATCTTCCGACGACTCCGACGCAGACGAACTAGTCGCGGCGATCGATAACGATTTTGAGTTTTCGCGAACCATTCTAAACTTGAACGGCGATCCGATCGCACTTCCTGCGTGCTACTTCGTTCTATGCGATGAAAACCAAAAGCTGATCCAAACACTCTCCCCAACCATCTCGGGCGGCAATTTCTCCGTGACGGTCCCTCGAGTCTACACACTTCGAGAACGTACCGTCTATTGGTCTCTACGCGCTACGTCTGATGCGAATACGCGATACGACAGCGGCCGGATCCGTTTCGATTACGCCGCATCCGAAACCGCCCCCCAAGGCCCAGTGAGCTCGACCTACGTACCACGCTGGGGAGTCCCTTTAGGTGGATCTGCAAACCAAATCTTGACAAAAGTCGATAGCGTAGATTTTAACACGCGATGGGGCGCACGAATCACATCCGGCACGGCTCCACCATCAGGCGGCGACGACGGCGACATCTATTTACAACACTCCCCCTAAAGGAAAAAAGAATGGCGATTCAATTTAATGTTGCGACACGCAACGCAAGGCTTGACACAATCGAATCGACGAACGGTACGTCCTGTTCGCTGGAAATTCGAAGTGGAACGAAACCTGGTACTTGTGCTACTGCGACTTCAGGTGGTGCGGTACTTGCAACGATCGATCTTCCATCAAACTGGATGGACCCCGCCAATGCCGGTGCGAAAGCTATTGCAGGCACTTGGCAAGATTTGTCGGCAGATTCTACTGGAACAGCATCGTTCTTTCGTGTTTACAACTCGCAGTCAACCAAGAACGAAACGACTTGCTTCCTCCAAGGTGACGTAGCAGTGTCGGGAAGTGATATGAACGTTTCTTCTGTATCTTTCACGACAGGTCAATCGTTCACGGTCAATACGTTTACCCTGACAGACGGCAACGCTTAAACATGCTGCTGACATCCACTAGCGATAAAATCCGATTAGTCACTTCCGTAGCTGGTGATGTTCGCGTGCAAGCTAGCTACGTGGACCTCTCTGGTAGTACGGTTACACCTGGACGGCTTAACAGTTCTATCAGCACAGCTACGACGACTGATATAGTCGCAAGCCCTGCGAGTAGCACGCAACGAAAAATAAAGTACGTCTCCATTTGGAACGACTCTAGCAGTTCAGCCAATTCGGTTACAGTGCAACACACCGACGGGACGACAGTCGTTGATATTTATGTCGTCAGTCTGCCAAGCCAATCGGGTTTGACCTACGTCGATGGGCAAGGCTGGACTGTAATCGGCAACTCGCGGCCTACAAACATTCAAACCTTTTCCGCAAGTGGCACATGGAACAAGCCGACCAGCTTTAACCCTCGCGTTGTGATGGTTCGCGTCTGGGGTGCAGGTGGCGGCGGTGGCGGAGGTTCTTCGCTGGCAACTGCGACCGTTACCAAGGGCGGCGGGGGAGGCGGCGGTGGTTGCTTTGTCGAGCGGATTTTCTTGGCCTCGGACCTTGCCAATGACGTATCGGTGACCATCGGTGCAGGTGGCTCGGCGGGCACGGGTGCAACGGCTGGTGGATCGGGCGGCGATGGTGGCGTCGGCGGCAACACGACATTCGGCTCACTGCTGACCGGCTATGGCGGCGGCGGCGGAAGAGGCGGGCAAAACTCTGCGCTTGCAACTGGCGGCGGGGGTGGTGGCGGCGGGCACTCTGCCGGTCAAACAGCCACCGCAGCGGTGGGCGGCAACGGGGGGCAGCCAATTTCGTCCGGGCCGGGTTTCGACATTCAAGGCGTCACGGGGGCGGTTGGCTCGGGTAATAGTTATTACGGTCACTTCGGCGGCGGCGGCGGTGGCGGCTCGACAAATGCTGCCGCTTCAACCTCTGGCGGCGGCTCGCTTTTTGGCGGCGGTGGCGGCGGTTCGGGCGGTGGAACAAGCGCAGTTCCTGCGGCAACCAGCCCGACGACCGGCGGCGGTTTTAGCTCGTCTGTTGGCGGCGGGGGCGCGGCGGGCGTCTCAGCGGGCACGAGCGGCCCGGCACCTCTGCCCGGCGATGCGGGCGGGGCCACCAACGGCACAACGGGCGGCGCGGGCGGCGGAGGTGGTGGCTCGACTGTGCAGGCAAACGCGAGTGGGGCAGCGGGCGGCGCGGGCGGGCTTGGTGGCGGCGGTGGCGGTGGTGGTGGTCGCGGTAGCAACCCGGGTCTTGGTGGTGCTGGCGGCATTGGTGGCGCTGGATACTGTGTCGTAATCTCTTGGTAATAAAAAATGTACCTAACGTCAACCAGCGACAAAATCAGAGTCACAACAAGTTTATCGAACAGCGTCCTAGTTCACGCTTCCTATGTGGACC